AAGGTGAAATTGTATCAGAAATCCCGGGTAGAGGGATATATGTAATGTTTGACGCTAAAGAGGTCATGGAGGCAACAAAAAGGAAGATGAAGGAATTTGGGTTGGAAAGTGAGGTTGAGGAAGGATGATAACCTATATCGCAATCGTACTGACAATACATACGCTTGTTGGGCTGTACAGCGTAGTATCGACAAGTATACAGCAAAAGTGGCATATGAAAATGGTGCAAAAAGAAATTGAAGAGCGGAATAGATTTTTTGATGAGTTTGCGAGGCAGTTGAAGGAAAGTGAGGTTGAGGAAGAATGACATGCAAAGAATGCCTGTATTACAAGCCTGATTATGGTACGTGGGGAGTTTTTGGGTGGTCTGGAGATGGCTCAAAAGGGTATTGTTGCGTAGAGCCGAAACGAGTATTTGTTGACGGTAATCGTATAAAGTGTAGATACTTTCTGTCGAAAGAGGAAAGCGAGGTCGAGGAGGATGGCTAAAAAGTATTTAGGTAAATTAGAGTATGTATGCAAGATAGTTACACCTGATTTTAAGACAGCAAGAGAAATATTGTCAGATGAAAGAATAGAACTACAAGTCGGGGATTTTGTATATGTAGATGGTATTGACTACATAGTCAGCAAGGTTAGCTGTGAATATGATTTTGACAAATACATTAGGGCGCATATTGTATATTTGGATGAAATAGCAGGGGGTCGAGGAAAGTGAAGTTAGAGATTGAAATTGATGAAGCCTACATAGCCGAATTGGTGTCTCAGGAAATAGCAAGACGTATTGTTGAAACGCATGGGTATGAAAACCACGAAGCGAGCTATGGAATAAGGGAAGGTGTAGACAAGGCAATCAAGCAATACGTCTATTCGAAGAAAGATACAATAATCGACAGGGTTGTGGATAGAGCGACTGTTGAAATTGTTAAGAAGGGTTTGCCCAAGTTGCTAGAAAAGGTCATAGCTACAGATTTGACCAAGTTGCCAGACAGGAGGAGTGCAAGATGAGTAAAGAAGTGTTTAGAATACCTGTTACGTGGGAAGTAAGCACACTGTTAGAGGTAGAGGCGGAAACATTGGAAGAAGCAATAGAGATGGTAAAGAGGGATGAAGACCAGAATGGTGAGCCGTTTGCCCTACCGACAGACCCAGACTATGTAGTTGGTAGTTTCAGACTGAGCGAAGGGTATAGCGTAGAAGAGATTAGAGACTTGTTTAATAGATAAGCTGTCATAGCTTGTCAGAAAAAGCGGCGGGGGAGCGGAGCGAAGAGTAAAAGAAGAGTAATAAGATGAAGATAAAGCAGTAGTATTGACAGTAGAGAGTAGAAATAAGTTGTCAGTATCTACTGTTTTGTCATGGCTAGTCCCTGTCCCATGACAGAGGTATTAAGTATTTGTATTGTAAGTTACTACGTTTGAATAGTATAAGAATGTAAGGGTTATTGAATAAGAAAGTGTTAAATAGTACAGGACAATCGGAGGTTGATACATTTGGCGAAGAAAAAGGCTAAGAGCCATGCTTTCAAGGATTTGAAGGCTATGCCATGTTTTGATGAGTTTGATAAGAAGGTCAAGGCTGGCATAGCTTTGGAAGAGATTGCACGTTGGTTGCAAGAGGATATGTTCCAACAGACGGACATTAAGCGGGAAAGTTTAGTAAGGAAGTTGTACAGGTACAAGGCAAGCTTGCCGCCAGCAGAGATAGTAAGGGAACCGCCGATTTATATTCAGAAGGCTATAGAGAAAATGGCACGGGGTGTGAACGAGATTGAAGAGTTGGAGAAACTGTATCTGTTACAGCTGAAGCGTATCAGTATAGATGCAGAGACCGAAGCCAAGATAAACAAATTGTTCAGTAGCACAGGAGTCGAGATTAAAATTGCCGCGGACCTACTGAATAGCATGATGCAAAAGAAGATGGAGCTTGGTATTATGAGCAAGGCACCAGAACAACTAGAAGTGATAGGGAACTTTGGTGTATCACATCTGTTGAGTGAAGATATGGACGAGCAGACCAAGGCAAAGTTAGGCTTGTTGGCTGGGAAGATTCTGTCCGTGATGTCAAAGGCTGTGGAAAGTACAGCTAAAGCAGTGCAAGAAGCGGAAGAGGACGAGCCAGAGGCAGAAGAGCTTGCATAATTATACAACGGGTCTCGAAATTTACCGGGGGTAATGCATATGTATGCAGTAAACTTGTATGTTTATGCAAGGGAGGAGGATAAGAAAATGGGCGGTAGAGGAACTAGCAGTGGAAGCATAGGCGGAAGGGGTCACAAAGGTAATAAAATAACAAAAAGTGTTTCAGAAATGACAAAAGAAGAACTAATAGATTTTATGCATTCGATAGACGCTAAGTTAGATAGATATGGTTTATTGCCGCAAACATGGAATGGTGAACTTAATATAGACCCTAACATGTACAGCAGAGGGGAGGGGTACGGACAAAGAGAATGGGATAAAAGTATTACGGTTGCAGGTGACGCACTGCAAGAGAAAACGTTTGTACATGAGTTACTGCATGGGCGTTCAAACGGAATAAGTAACGTTGACGTAAGAGAAGCTCAAAGCGCTTATTCTAATCATGCAGCTTTAGAAGAAGGAGTAGTTGAGAGCTTGACAAAAGCTCTATGTAAAAAAGAAGGGTGGAAATATGAAACAACATCATATGAAAATTATGTTAACGGTTTGAGAGAAGCGAAAAATATATTTGCAAAAGATGTAGACGATGTAAAGTTTTATTCAAATCTTTTAAAAATGCCATTAAGGAAACGTGGCAGTTACTTGAAAAATGAAATAGAAAAAGTATTTTTTCCTCCTGGTACTCCAAGAACAGAAAGAGAAATAATAAAGGCCCATCCTGAGATATGGAAAGGGGATAAAAAAGCTATGAAGATATATGAAGAGTTTCTTGAAAAAGAAAGAAAAATTAAGTCTATATTTATGGACCAATTAGGGGGTGTTGTATTTGAATGATTTAGAACAGGAAATTTTAAAAAATCCACCTAAAAATATACTACAGTGTGAAATGTACTTAAAAAGAATAAGAGAGGACAGCAATTATCATCAAATTGCATATTTGTGCGAAATGATAAACATGATTAAATCTGGGCTTGAGGCGTCTGGAAAAAGGTCTTAAGTTCGTTGGAGATGTGTACGTCAGTTCGTCTCCAAAGCCAAAGAAACCGAAGAAAGGTGGTAAGTAGTTATGGGTGGAAAAGGAGGCATAGGAAATGAGGACAGCACATAAGTGGAAGAAGATGCCGGGGAATGTCGATAAGTTGCATACGAGCCAAATTTTTGAAAGCTCCAACGAGTATGGTATTCCAGATTTGAAGAACGACCAGTTCGTACCAGAATGGTTACTGCCCGTGAAGCAGAGAGTACAGTACAACAAGACCGAAGAAGAAATGAAAAAAGGGGCTGTGCATTTCTTTGTAGATGACTACCACTTTGAACACATTTGGACACGACCCGAGCAGACTTTCTCTTTGGTACAACGTACGGGCAATGCATTGACCCCAGATTTCAGCCTGTATACGGACTGGCCCATAGTAGTACAGTTATGGAACACATATCGGAATCGGTGGATGGGTGCCTTTTGGCAGAGCAGAGGCATTAAGGTTATTCCGTCTGTGTCTTGGAGCACGAAAGAGTCGTACAAGTTCTGTTTCCTTGGGATTGAGAAAGGAAGCAACGTTGCGATTTCTACGGTTGGTGTGAACCGAGACCCCGAAGTCAAGAAACTGTTCATTGCTGGGTTTGAGGAAATGGTCAAACAGATTGAGCCAAAGACCATCTTGGTGTATGGCGAAAAGGCACCGCTTACGATTGAAGATTATGCCGAGACCCGCTGGTATCCAAGCTACTGGAAGACGATGCGAGATATTGTGACTAAGAAAAAAGAACCCGTAATAGAGAAGCATGAGGAGGAATAAATAGTTCGGAAAGGCAAAGATTTTGTGGGGATAGATAGAATCGGGTAGTCCGGAACGTTTTAGAGTAAATGAACAGGAGGGAAATGCATGAGTGATAAGGTAGTACAGGCTGTAGTGACGCTAAGTGGTACGCTTGACGTTAAAGTACAGGAGGGTATGACTGCTGCGGATGTTAAGGCATTGGTTTTGGAACAGTGGAACATTGACGAGAGCCAGATACATGAGCCGTTCGTTGTTTTGTCAGACATGGTAACGCATGCGAGTACGCTTTGTTCGGATGACGAGGAGCTGTATTCGAAAGTAAGGGAAAATGGCGTGTTGAGGATAGTCTTTCCGCTAGTGCCAAAGGAGTAAGATAGGTGAGTGGTTTGATAGCACAAGACAAGAGGATTATTAAGCAGATGGACGAGTTGACGAAGGGGTTCCCGAAAGAAGGAGTAAGGAGTGCCAGTTATGGGTGGTAGAGGTACATCACAGGGTGGCGGCAGCAGCAGAAGCCTTCGGGCATGGTTAGCTCAGAAGGCTGTAGACTCTAAAACATTCGCTGACTTTTCACGAAATGCCGAGACAGTTCGTGCCATGAAGGCAATGGGCTACGGACGTGCCGAGGCGGAGCGGTTCTATAAGGATGCCAAGTACAAGAACAGTGCGAAGTACGCCCCAATCTCATTGGACGCTGCGGTAGCAGAGGTCCGGAAAGGGATTCGTCCCTCTGCACTGTCGGGTTGGTTCCGTAATGCGGATAGTGACTACAAGCCGGAGATTGAAGCAGCCATCATAGGGAACCCTGCACTACGTAATGCCGGATTGAACATAGCCCACCGGAATTACATGAACGTGACGGGTCGGAACATCTCGTTTGATGACTTCATAAACGGTACGTTCACGGTGTACCGCGGTGGGAATACCTCGTACACGAAGAATGATGTGTTTATATCTTACTCGTTCAGTAAGGAGGTAGCCCAAAAGTTCGGCGGGAAGGTACAGTCTATCCGGATAAAGCCGAAGAACACGCTGGGTAGTTACCAGACCACAGGAGAAGCAGAGATACTGGTTCGGAGGAAATAGACAAGACTAGTTGGGGGATGTCGTATGAGTATATTTGAGAACCGAGAAATAGTGGGTTTACTGGACGAACTTACGAAAGGTTTCTCCAGTGACGATATAGAACTTATGAAGCAGGTACTGAAAGAAAATAGCGGAAATGAGTTAGACGTACTGCAAGATTTGATGGGGTATACGTACAGGCATGTTCCAGTAGGGGTGAGACAGTTCGTAGAGGACCCGTACTATTTGGGTTTGCAAGGACAAGTGTTCCCGAGACTACTGGATGACTTGGAAGAGTTATTTGAAGGGGACTACATAGAGGCAATACTGACGGGAGCGATTGGGTGGGGTAAGTCCACCTTTGCTGAGATAGCAATGTGTAGAATGCTCTATGAGATTAGTTGCTTGAGGGACCCACAGAAAGTTTATGGACTGATGAAGGGTTCTGTTATTGTATTGCTCAATGTAGGGGTTACACTGGACAACGCAAAGAAGGTCGTATTCCAAGGTATCAAGAATAAGTTGCACACGAGTCCGTATTTTATGAAAGAGTTTCCGTATGATGCTTGGAAGACTAACGAACTAAGGTTCCCGAATAATGTATGGGTGTTCCCAGCTGTTGCAGGGTCAAGCGGAGTTATCGGTTACAACGTATTTGGTGCTGTAATGGACGAGGTCAACTTTATGTCCGTAGTAGAGAACAGCAAGGCAGTGGCATCCGGTGGACGCTATGACCAAGCGGACAGTCTGTACAAGGCATTGATAAGACGTATGAAGTCACGTTTTATGAAGAGAGGGAAACTGCCGGGGATTCTGTTACAGATTTCGTCCAGTAGATACCCGGAGGACTTTACGGAGAGAAGATTGGCTGAGTCGGCTGATGACCCGTTGGTGTTCAAGCGTAGGTATGCTCAGTGGGATACCTTGCCAGCGGACCGATGGAGCGGGGAACGCTTTTGGATTTCATTGGGGGACGGGGCTGAGGCTCCACGAATACTGGAAACAGAGGAAGATATACGTATAGCCAAGGAGAAGGGCCTGCCATTGCTGGATATTCCAGTAGAGTTTAGGAGGGATTTTGAGGGTGATATTGATGAAGCCATAAGAGACCTTGCTGGAAGACCTACGTTGACAATTAGACCGTTCATTCGATACAGACATAAAGTAGTGGAAGCATTAAGTCGTGGTGCGGAGCTTGGTATCGAGCATCCGTTTTCGCAGACAGAGACTACACTGCAAGATGGTGCCACGTTTTTAGTGGATAAGCTTAGGATTCCGAAACTGCGTAAGGACATTGAGAAGGCAACGGGAGCAGAAAAGGCTAAGTTGGAAGCTGAACTGACAAGGTTAAAGAGTAAGCCAAGGTTTGTGCACGTCGACTTGTCGTTCTCTAGCGACAGCACTGGTATAGCCATGGGTTACGTTGACGGCTTTAAGGATGTGACACGTAGGAATGAGGAAGGGGAAGAGTTTTCGGTAAGGATGCCAGTGATAGTCATAGAGTTCATGCTGAAGATTAATCCACCGAAAGGCGGGGAGATTCAGCTTGCTGACGTAAGGAGTCTGATATATGAGTTGCGGTCGTACGGATACCCGATAAGGAAAGTGACCTTTGACTCGTTTCAGTCCAAGGATAGTATGCAGCAGTTCGCAAGGACAGGTATTGAGTCAGGGCATGTTTCAGCAGACACGAATCCGCAGGTGTACAATGCGTATAAGGAAGCCTTGTATGAAGACCGCCTGATTACGTATTATTACGAGCCACTGTTCCAAGAAACGATAAGATTAGAGAAAAATGAGAAAAAGAACAAGGTAGACCACCCTGCAAATGGTAGTAAAGACGTAGCCGATGCAGTAGCCGGTGTTTGTTATTTATGCGTTACTGAAGGTATGAAAGCACCAGTACCGCCGCCTTTCTTGGGCGAGTTGTCCGAAGGTCCCCGTACAGTAGTGGACCCCATAGTTATTGACCAAGACAACGATATATTCGAAAATTTGATATAAGTGTGGAGAAGTTACCCAGTTTGACATAGTATAAGAAGGAAGAGAGGAGCGAACTATGGAAAAGCGAAAAGGTTTGTTTGAGAGCATAGTTCAACGAGTATCTGACTTGTTCCAGCGTAGCTCCTACGGAGTAGCGGTACCAGATACGGATTCAGCTATTGAAACCAGATATAGTTTTGATGATAGTATAGACCGTGGAACTGCCTACGCATGGTACTTGGATGAGACCTCAGTTGAAACCAAGAGAAAGTTAAAGTATAAAGAATATGAGCGTATGGACACCGAATCCGTAGAAGTCGCTTCGGCTCTCGACATTTACGCTGACAATGCCACAAGCGGAGACCGTGATACGAATGAGGTCATTGAAGTAATTTCTGAATCGGAAACCGTAGTAGAGATATTGAACGAGGTAAAGGATAGGCTGAAATTAGACTTTGAGTTATGGTCTATAGCAAGACAGCTTGTTAAGTATGGAGACTGTTTCGAGGAGTTGGTGGTGTACCCGGACTTGGAGGTTCATAGACTCAAGCATTTGCCACCGGAAGAGATGAGGGTAATAGAAGACAAGTGGGGTAGATTGGACCCCAAGACTCCGTATCGGCAAGTGGACGAAAACGGTACTACAGTAGCCGAGTTCGAGAAGTGGCAAGTAATTCATTTCAAGATGACGAGAGATAGGTCCAGTACCTATGGTGTAGATGGTTCTGTGTTGTATCCGATAAGGAAAGTGTTCAAGCAGTTGTCTATGATAGAGGACAGCTTGGTTATTGCAAGACTAACAAGAGCACAGCAAAGATTCGCCTTTATGATTGACGTAAGCGGGATTGAGCCGGGTGAGGCTACAGTTGAGTACCTGCGTAAAGTCAAGAACAATATGCGTAAGAAGAGAACCATTGACCCACAGACCGGGCAACTGAACCTCAAGTACAATCCGTTATCAGTAGAAGAGGACATATTCCTAGCCCGGAGAGACGGTAATGGCTCTGACGTAAAAGTACTGGAAGGTGCAAGTAATCTTGGACAGTTAGAAGACGTGGAATACTTCAGTAAGAAACTGTTTGCCGGTTTGAAAGTGCCAAAGGCTTGGATGGGGTTCGAAGGGGAGACACGCGCAAGAGCGGTTATCACTGAATTGGATGTGCAGTTTGCAAAGACAGTCCGAAGAGTACAGCAAGCACTGATTAGTGGGTTACGTGACCTGTTTGATTTCGTACTTGTTACCAGAGGGATAGACCCAAAAGAGAATCCGTATACGCTGAAGTTACCGATAATGTCTACAGTGGACGAATTGAGACAGTGGGAGCTTGAAAAGATTAAAGCTGAAGTTGCGGCTATATATAAGAACAGTCTTGGTATCAGCGCCGAGTGGATTTACAAGAATCTGTTAGATATGACAGAGGAAGAGATTGAAGAAATCAAGAATGCGTTAGGTGTCGAGGAAGGCTTGGCATATGCACAGGCTGAAATACCAGAGCCGGACGATACTGAATTGGTTGATATTATTCGGGACTTAGAGATTGAAGTAGTAGATACAGGTGAGGAACAGTTAGAAACATTGTCGCCCAGAGAGTTGAGAATTTTACGGTACAAGCTGAGGGAAGAATTATCCGCACTGGAAGAGTTGGTTCAGTGGGAGTACGAGCATAAGACTGGCAAGAAACTTAGAAAAGGAGCGTAGGTGAGGCCTTGTATATAAAGGTAGGAGAACATTGGTATGAGGTGCAAGCACCGGAACAGATGGACGAAGCCTACGTGGATGGGCTTGACCCCGACAAAGTAAAGAAGGCTTTGGATAACAAGAGAAGGTTTGACCCCTTGCACAAGAGAGTGAACGCGAAAAGTATAGGTAGCCGGAGAAAGACATCAGATGAGAAGAACATCATAGCTACGTACTTGCAGGCGTTAAAGCCCGGGGCAGACAAACTGGCATATGACAAAGCAAAGAAAGCATGGATTAGATACAAAGAAGAGATGCGAAAAGACTTCCAAAGATTGGCAAGGCAACTTGCTGATGGTAAGATTACAAAGAACCAGTTCATAGCACGGTCAAGGGCATTGTTCAAGGCTGGTTATGAGAAAGCCTATAGATTAGGCACAGATGCGTCTGGTTTAGATTTTGTAAAGTTGCCGAGTGAAGACTTAGCATGGTTAAAGAGAGCACGGTCGGCTGAGTACAAGTTTCTGGATAAGTTTGCAGACGATATGATTGCGGGTAAGGGTTCCATGTCTTATGACGATAGAGCCTCGATGTATATAGATTCAATCGACTCGACCTTTGATGCGGGAAGAGTAGATGGATACCCGAATGAAGGGACAAAGATTTACTGGGAGTTGTCACCGGGCGAGAACTGTGGAGACTGTATTGATTTAGCGTTGAACAGTCCCTACACGCCAAACACGTTACCGACTACACCAAGAGCGGGAGGTACAATGTGTTTGAGTAGATGTAACTGCCATCTACGGATTAGGTACGATAGGCCGACCAGTATCCCTTTAGACGTAAAGCCAGCATCGAAATCAGTGGCAAAAGCACTTGGAGTTTTAGCTATAGCCAAGGCAATCCAACAGACAGCAAAGGGTGGTGACAAGGCAAAAGTAAAAGTTGCTGACTTGGAACCGGACTTGGAACCGGACTTGGACGACCTTGATTTAGAATCTGTGAAAGTACTGGACTGGAATAAGCTTGATGAGATGGTATCAGCATTAGCTACGTTAAGAATATTGGAAGAGAAAGTACCGCCAGCCCACCGAGTAAAAGAAACTAGTATCGCACTGGACAAGTTTGAGAAAGCAAGTAAAGGTTTGCCAAATTGGTTAGACCCATTCAGCAGAGAGGTGTACGTTTGGCATGCTATTGGAACAGTAGTACTCGATTACATTAAAGAAGCAAGGAAGAGAGGTGAGATTTGATAGTGCCCAAGGGTAGAGGCAGAGAATTGTTTGAAGAGCCTTTGTTTGAAGACATTCAGATTCTGACAGAGGAAGAGGTAGGAAGTGCCACCAAGGATGAATCGCCTTACAAGTTGTTAACCATACGTGGTACAGCAAGTAGAGGTGGTGTCATCAACAAGAACAGGAGATTGTACCCGACATCAGTACTGGTGAAAGCCACAGAGAAAGCACAAGCCGCCATCAAGCAAGGTAGGCTACTGGGAGAGGTTGACCATCCGGAAGATTACGGAAGCTTAGGAAGAACAGCAATAAAGTTCACCAAGCTGTACATGCAAGGTGACGATATGCTCTTCGAAGGTGAGGTTCTTGCAACCAAGGCTGGAGAACACCTCGCATTGTTGCTTCGTAGTGGAGTGGGGGTCGGCATCTCAACAAGAGGTTACGGTTCAGTTCGTCCTGTAGATGGACCAGATGGTACCTTTTATGAAGTTCAGCCAGACTATGAACTGAAAGGTATCGACTGTGTACTGGAAGCGTCCAACGCGTATGGTAAAGTGGCGAACTTCGAATCCAAAGAAGGAGGTAAGAGAATGGAATTGACTATGGAAAGGCTCCAGAACGACTATCCAGAACTGTATGCTAAGGTTGTGGAAAGCGTTAAGGAGCAAGTTAAGCAGGAAATGCAGGAGAGTCTTGAAAAAGACTTTGAGTTGAAGGTTTCTCAAGCTATAGAGGAAAAGAAAGAAGAATTGCTGGCTGAGGCAAAGAAAGAAGTAATGGAATCTGAAGAGGTAGTTCAGTTGAAGGCTATCGTTGAGTCGGTAGTCAATGCTGTTAAGCCTATGATTCCAGAAGCAAAGACTAAGGAGGAACTTGATGCCGAACTGGTACAAGCCAACGAGTCATTGAAAGCACAGATTGACACCTTGAATGCAGTAGTTGAGACCTTGAAGGAAGAAAAAGCACAGGCAGAGAAGCTACTGGAAGAGCAGGAAAATGCCAAGAAGGTAGCTGAAAAAATCGACGCACTGGTAAAGGGACACAGATTTGAGAAGGCACTTAGACAAAAGCTGGCGGCGTGTAAGACTGAAGACGAAGTACAGAAGTGCTTTGAATCTGAAGAAGCATTCATTGCATCGTTAGTTGAGAGTACTATTGTTCCGACTGGTGCTGGTAAAGTTAAAGACGAAGATGCTAATGAAGAAATGTTTTCTGAGGAAATAAAGAGACAGCGCAGACTCGCTGGACTAACAGAAGGAGGTAAATAAGAATGAATAAAATGTATGAGGGCGCACTGACCCCGTCGTTCCTTGTGGAGAACGAAGCAAGGAGAGAGAAGTGGGCACATTTGACTGAGGGACTGGATGACCACAAGAGACTTGCCTTGGAGACCCTGCTTGAGAACGCTGAAAGGTGGGCAATGACCGAAGCTTCTGATACAAGCAACGTGAAAGCGTTCACGACTTACGGATTCCCGCTGATTAGAAGGGTATTCCCGAATTTGATTGCAAACGAATTGGTTTCCGTACAGCCCATGTCTATGCCGACAGCTATGGTATTCTACCTGGACTTCACATATGGCACAAGCATTAGGGGAACCACTGCCGGAGACGTTATCGGTGGTAACGGTATGGCAAACTTCAATCCGTACTATGCGGGTGGAGTAGTAAGAGGTCTTGTACTTGGTGAGGGCGATGGCACTACGGTAACATTCACAGTAAGTGATGCACACTTGCTTCCTGTACTCGCTAACTCCGCTACAGTTTATGTAGATGGCGTGGCAGTGGACTTTACACTGACCGATGCGGCAACTGGTACATTCACACTCGATGAGGCTCCCGCTGACGGTGCGGTAGTCACTGTTGATTACAACTTGACTACGCCCACTGAAGGTGGAGATGACATTCCGGAGATTGACTTCAATATGACAAGTACCTCTGTTGTTGCCGAAACCAAGAAATTGAAAGCTAAGTGGACTCTTGAAGCACAGCAGGATATGCTTGCGTACCACGGAGTTAACGCGGAGACTGAAATGCTTGCAATTCTTGGCGACGAAATCAGAAGGGAAATTGACAGACAGATTGTTAACGACCTGTACAACATAGCATCAGCTGGTAACGTAAACTGGTCGGCAACAGCACCTGCGGATTACAATGGTTCTGACAGAGAGTATAAGATGACTCTGTGGGAAGCAATCATTGATGCGAACAACTTGATTTACAAGAGAAGGTTCAGAAACGCTACTTGGATTGTAGCTGACCCGGACACTTGTGCAAGACTTGAGAAGCTTGACGGATTCTCAGAAGTGCAGAGAGATTGGGCTGGGCAGGCTGGTATGGGACTTGAGAGATTCGGTGTTATCAGGAACAGATTCACTGTTTACAAAGACCCGATGGCACCGGCTGGTAAAATTCTGTTAGGTCACAGAGGTACAAGCATATTTGAAACTGGTTATGTATACGCACCTTACGTGCCGCTGTACACAAGCCCGGTATTCACTGACCCGAACACCATGCAGGCAGTTCGTTCAGTAATGAGCAGATATGCTAGAAAAGCCTTGATTCCTGACCTGTACGCCACAGTAACGATTTCTTAGTAGTAGCTGGGGGCAGGGTTGATGCCCTGCCCCTTTTATAAAAGAAGGGAGGAGAGTTCACATGCCGAGAATTTATAGAGACCAAGTTGAAGCTGGTTATTTGTTAGTAATTCCAAGTGGCACTGTTGTGACTCCTGTCAAAGCACAAGGAACATTGACCTTTAGTGGTTCCGTATCTGACGGGGAAACTGTTACGATAGGTGGTGCCATATATGAGTTTGACACAAATGGAGAAACAGCTGAAGGCAATATTGCAGTTGATGTTTCACAAGGTGCTACTGCATCAGATGCAGTTACCGCCTTAGTTGCGGCTATCGGAGCTAATAATGCTTCAGTGGTGACAGCAGAAGCTGGTGACGGTAATACCGTTGTAGTAACCGCTGTTGTTTATGGAACAGAAGGAAACAAAATCGCGGTTAGTACTGATGCGGACAAGGCAGCATGGGCGGAAGCTACATTAGACGGTGGCGTAGATGGTACGGTAGCAAAGAAGGGCACGATTATGTTTGACGCAAACTATTTATATGTAGCAGTGGATGATTGCACTGCAACTGTAAGCAACTGGAGGAAAGCAACATTAGCATAGGCTATTGTTTAATTGAACAGGACAAATTTGAGGAGGTAAGAAAGATGGCTAAAGCAAGAAAGAGATTCAAGAACATTACGACTAGGTTACAGGTAATCTACGATGAGACAGGTGACAAGAAAGAGGTAGTTCCGGGTGGAACAATCATTCTTGATGCAGCTTGGGGAAGGAAATTCGCTAGGGTACTTGCACCAGTTGAAGCAAAGAAAACAAGCAAGTAGGGTAGGGAGGTGTAATAGTGACTGCAAATGAATTACAAGCAAGACTGACGGAATTACTCGGTAGTTCGGGTGCGGGGATGTCAGAAAGCATGTTGCAGTGCGCTATTGACTCTGCTCTTGATGACTTGGCTAGGATAAGACCAAAGGTTGGCTATGAGGTAGTAACGATGGTTTCCGGTAAGTCTGAGTATTCAGTACCGGAAGGAACGTACAATGTACTTGATGTTGTATTCCCAGAGGTGTCTGGCTATGACGGAGACTCCGCTTGGTTTCAAGAGTTTGCGAATATAGGTGACGGAGACCTAAGTACGTTTCATAGCCACTCGCTGGCGGTTATCGTGGCACAGAAGTGGGAGCAGTTAAGTAGTAGATTCAGCTATGACTGGGAATACAATCCGGACACAGGCAAGGTACTGATTATGCCAACACCATTGTCCGATAGCAAGATGGTAATGAAGATAGCTTACAAGAGAACCCTTGAAGAAGTACCGCCAAGTTTACTTCAGCCGATTGAGACACTGGCACTGGCTGAGAGCCTGCGAATGTTAGCCACCTCGGTGGGCGGTGGTATAACGAGTGTACCGATTGGTATAGGTAATGTTTCGTTTAGTGCGACTCAGTTACTCCAGCAAGCGAACTCGCTAAGAGAAGAGGCGATTAAGAAACTTGGCATCAGTACAGGTGAGGGGGCGGTGATTATAGGATGATGGGTTTTGATAAGTTACCAAAAGGTATGAAGATACCAGAACCTATAGACATAGAAGGAACAGAAAAAAGCACTGCATTGACTCACGTTGAATTGAATTACAGTAAACTGATACGAGAGGCGTTAGACAGTATTAAAGAACTTGATGTTACGGTTGGGTCACTGCATATAGAAGAAGTTTATGACAATGACCCGATTGTAACTTTAGAACTTATAGTGAAGACTAGGAGGTGAAGGACTTATGATAAGTGCAATGCAAAAGTTTGCGATTGACTATGCCATAAGTCTGAATCCCACTTCACTGGTTGTTGAAAGAGTCGAGTACCTAGAGCATGAAGGTGGTAGGAAGAAGAAAGAAACCCGGACCCAGACCCAGACATGGTTAGTTTATCCGAAAACGGAGAAAGCTAAGTTTATGCGTGAAGATGCTGGTAGCGAGGACGAATCCGACTGGGGTGCACTCGCACCAAGCACTGCTGACGTAAAGTGGGGAGCCAATGTCACAGACACAGTAGTGATTGATAATATAGGTACGCTTGAAGTAAAGAGCGGTAGACCCATTATGGTAGGTACAGACTTGAATGGATACCAGTTAGACTTAAAGTTGGTGAAGTAGAATGACAGTTAAGGGAGTAGAGGACGTTATCAGAAATCTTGAGCGTTGGCGTGATAGCAGAATAGCAAAGGCAGAGCGGGTAGGCAAGAATGACATTGCTCCCATGCTTGAGACCTATGCAAAACAGAATAGACCTTGGAAGGATAGAACAGGAAATGCCCGTCGTGGGTTACATAGCAAAGTAGTG